AGATGACCTATACACACGAGCCAAAACCGCAGGCATTAAGGTAGGTTACATAGAAAACTATTTCCCAAGGGCTGTGAAAGATTTAGAAGGGTTGAAGGAAGCAATGGGTAGTACCTTGCGTAAGCCTGTAGAAGCAGCCTTAAGGAAGATTGCAAAGAAACAAGGCGTTGAAGTACAAGCGTTAGATGAAGAAGTTATTGCTGATGTCATTAACAAGATGTATCAGAAGAGTAGATCAGGTGTCGGAGGCCCTTCCAAAGTAGAAGCTGGTCGCGTGATTGACAGGATACCTCCAGAACTACAAGAGTTTTACCATGATGGTGCTACCTCTCTTTCTATGTATACTGATAGGATGGAACAAGAAATTGCAAAACGTAACTTCTTTAATACTAATAAATCTTTAGCAGAGAAAACTGACGGTACTATAGATGTAGATGGTAGCGTAGGTAACTTGGTTGCACAGCTAGTAAAGAACAACCAAATAAATTATGACCAAGCAGACCACTTACGTTTGTTGTTGGGCGTTCGTTTCAATGAAGGCGAACAAGCAATGGGTGGACTAGCTGCTGTAATTAGAGATGGACAGACAGCAGTACTTCTGGCTCAGTTTCAATCCGCAGCTATACAGTTGGCAGACATAGGTCAGTCAATGTATGTTAATGGTTTAGGTAATACACTTAAGGCTTTAGCCACACGTAACTCAAAAGCTTTAGTAACTGTAGATGACTTAGGTTTACTTAACAAAGTAGCTGCTGAGTTTAATAATTCAGGAGGTATGAGTAAGGCTACAAATAAGTTTATGAAATTGGCTTTGTTTACAGATATAGATAAGCTAGGTAAGAACGTCCTTATTCAATCCGGTTTAACTAAAGCCACTAAGCAGGCAATAAAAGACCCTAAAAAACTAGTAGATAAATATAAGGAAGTGTTTGGTGATGAGATGGATAACCTACTGGGTGACTTACGTAGAGGAGAGATGACAGAGAATGTTAAGCTCATGCTATGGAATGACTTGTCAGACGTACAGCCTATCTCTTTATCTGAAATGCCTGCTGGTTATTTAAAAGTACCTAATGGGCGTATCTTTTATTCTTTTAAATCTTTTGCCCTGAAGCAGCTCAATGTTATGCGTACCGACATTATAGATCAAGCACGTAAAGGAAACTATAAACAATCACTAGAGAATGCAGCAAGATATACTTTATTTGTAGGAGGCATGGGAGCAACAGTAGAAGAAACAAGAAAGCTTCTTAAAGGCGGCTTTGATACAGAGGCTATGGATGTAGACTTGTCTAGCGGAGAGAACCTTGTTGAGACTTTCCCTGACGCTGTTGCTGAGTACATGCTGAAGATTCTTTTCTTAAATGAATACTCTAGAGAAAAGTATTTAGCAGTCGGAGATGTTGGTTCTTTCATCGCCAACACAGTAGCACCCCCGGGACTTTCTGTAATGAATAAAGTAGGTAAAACAGCGGTAGAACTGACAAACGAAGAAATAGATTGGGACGTTGTAAATAAAAACATGTCCGGTGTACTTCCTGTGGTTGGTGCAGCTTGGTATAACTTTATGGGTGGAGGAGCTGAAGACTTTGTAGCAAAGCAGCAAGCTAAGAAACTTAAAGAAATGAAGGACAGAGATTTACGTAGAGCAATGTAAAAAAAGGGGCCACTTAAGGCCCCTTAGTTTTATCTATACTATTTCACATGCACCCCCTACACATGCTAACTCTTGACTACCTGTCGTGTTGTCTTCCTTCTCGTACTGTTCTAGGTCAGTCCACTTAACATCCACTGGCATTGCTGCTACTAACTCTTTGTACTTCTCAGCAGTGATGTCCTCATACGGAGCTTGTTGATATACATGATCACTAAATGGCAACAAACTAATACCACTACACAAGTCGAAGTTATCCCATATCCACTGAGCTATCTGCAAGAACTCGCTATCAGTATAATAAACAGTGATGCTTGGTTTGTGTTCGCACCAGTGGTTCTGATATGCTTTCCAAAGTTCTAGCTGCTGCATTGCTCCTACTTGTTTGACCGTCACACTAGTGCTTGGTGCTTTCACAGGGAAGCTAAACACAGATGACGATGGACTCATCAGGTCTTGTTCCACAGGGAAGCCCATGTTGGACATGAAGACTGCAAGCGGGTCTTTGTTGTCACTACGTACTCTGCGAATGTAATACTCAGAGAAGCGAGGATGGATGCCAGAAGCAGAATCGACAAGCTGAGAAACAGTACCACTTGGCTTAACGCATGTAATAGCAGCAGATTGAGCAATCCCCAGCGTTGCAGCCCATGTTCTATTAGTCTCCACACAAACATCTCTTATCTCCTCTAGCCACTTCGACAAGTCCTTTGACTCTCCCTTGCTCAGAAGGTAGTGATCCATTATACCTGTCATGCTAACGCCCAGCAATGCCTCTTCCTCAGTGTTTCTTTTCCATATGTTACGCAGGTATCTAAAGTCTGTTAGCGTAGCCTGTAGCGTACCTATGATGGACGCAATCTCTGCCTTAGCCTTCAGTGTCTTGAGTGTGTCATCTTCACGGACAACAATCTCTGACAGGTTACAGAACTGATTACTGCGTAGGATGATCTCTGAGCATGGGTTAGTACCAAAGTCCTGCTCTGCATCTCTACGTCCGTTACGTGCTGCTATCTTCTGTGCTGCTACACGACTAAAGATACCACGCTCACCTGCCTTACTCTCGTACATTGTCTGCATCTCTGACAGGAATGACTCAAAGTCTGGCTTCTCTGTGTACGCTACGCTGTTGTTGGCTAGTCTACGCTGTCCTTCCAGCTCCCCCCAGTTACCTAACTTGGCCTTAGCCATACGTGGGTCAGATAGATTAGACAGGCTGATCAATGCTGAACGTCTAACACCACCTACAACTACAATGTCAGCAATCTTACACACAACATCGTGACACTCAATGCTGGTCAGCTTGCGTCCTGCTGCCTTGCTGAACTTCTCAACACAGAAGTTGAACAGATCAATCAAAGGCTCAGGGCCACTGGCTCTACCACCGAAGGTCTTAAGTCTCTCACCGGACAGACGTACCTTGCTCATGTCCCAGTTAGGTATCTTACCTGCGTAGAGCATAGCGATAAGCTCACGGAATGCAGAGGCCCACCCTATCTTACTGTCCGACACGACAATGGTGCTGTCAGTCTTGTGGAATGTCTCTGCAATGACAGGTAGCTTGGTGATGAAGTTACGTTCAACACTGAAGCCTACACCTGTACCACACATCAGGACATACATCAGCTCGTCAAAGCTGCGCGGTGAGTCAATGGCTAGGTAGCTACAGTTGAAGCCTGCTACGTTGTCCTTGTCTAATGCTACTCCTGCTGTCATCATGCAGCGCATGGACGGCATAACGTCTAGGTTATGTATAGCCTTGTACAGTTTACTAGCTACCTTGTCATCTATCTGTCCACGTTCCGTCCAGAAGTTTACGTAGCGTTGTACTGTTTCCTCCCATGTCTCACGTCTGCCTGCCTCTGGTATCCATCGTGCGTATCTGCTCTTGTGTATAAACTGTTGGTACTGATCCATTATGTGTTTTCCTCTGTTACCATGTCTGTTAATTTACTTAAGTACCAACCTGCTTTCTGTAAGTCCTCTACCTGCTTGCCCTTGTAGTCATAGCGCCACAGGTACTTCATGCAATTGCCCTTGAGGTAGCCTTTGAATGCAACACTGGACATGGACTCCTCTATTGCATCAATACACTCTATGTTGCCTGTGTTGTAATGCTTGGGCGCACCTACCATGTCTTCTTGTTCTTCTTCAGCCATTGTAGCCCAAGGCTCTAGTCCTGTCTTGTTACGTATTCTATCCCAATCAAATCTTGTTGCGTCATTAATACTCATCTTCAAAATCCTCTGCAATTCTATCAAAGTTTCTAATTATTCTACCTTCAAAAGCTTCTATCAGGTCAGTGGTTGAAATCTCCAGCAGTTCACATATCAAATCTTCATCAAGGAACAGTAACATCTTTTCTTTAAGTTCTTCAAGAGTCAACGCTTTCATACGTTCTTCCCCTTGATGTACTTGGTCAGCTCCTTAGCTGTGTCGATTGTGTAATGCTTAAAGCCTTCCTTCTCACACCACTCACCCATCGTAATCTTACCACCCTTACGTACCTTCTTGCTGGGGTTTGACAACACAAAGATTAACTCCCACTCTGGCATAGAGTCTCTGATAGCCGTGTACTTCTGTGTGTCACCTACCCTAAAGAAACCTTTGCACTCTATCAGTACTGCCTTAGCCTTGTGTACAAAGTCCGGTAGGTACTTCCTGTGTGTCGTGTAGGGCAGACCGTAAGGCTCAAACTCATACTGTCCGTCCAGCTTTGCCGCTAAGTCCTTCTCTAGTCCTGATCTAAAAGCCCTCTTCATCTGGCATTACCTCTCTTACTCTTGGCTCGCTTACTACGTTGACGAGATACTTTGGCCCGTATGAGTAGCTGAACACCCTTAAATCTGGGTAGCAATGGTCTTTGAATTGACAGTACGAGCAACCAATAGCAAGCTTTAAGTTTCCTGACTTGCCGTCCGGTACGGGTTGATAGCACCATTCCTTTGGTTCTGGTTGCTCTACTAGCTTTTTTACATGGGCTACTCTCTCTGTTATAGGTTGCTTAAGCATCTCATAGACAGGTGCTTCTGTGTCATTCAAGTCATACTTAAGGTAGGTCAGGTGTCCATTGGCCTTGTCCATTGCAAGCCATCCAAACTCTGTCTGCCCTTCTGAGTAAGCGTAGGCTTTGATCTGATCAATATAACCAAAGGGGTCATCGTAGGCCAGTGTGCCATCCTTAAACTTCTTGAACCCAAAGCTGCTTGCTGACTTGACATCAGTAACAATACCGTCAATCTTGCAGTCCATATGACCCACGATTCCATCAACCTTACATACCTTCTGTTCGTCCGTGACTGTGTGTCCTGCCATGCGTGTTAGGAAGATCAACATCTCCTCAATCAAGTGACCATACATAAACTTGACGTAGGTGTGTGGCTGTATCTCTTCGCCACCTGTACCGTTAAAGTGATTCCAAAGGTACTTGTCGGTGCGGCCAATATTTGACAGGCGTAGCCTGCGGTTATCCTCTCGCTTCTTTCGACCAAACTCTGTACGCATTAGAGCCTTGACACCTTCCCCAAACCTATCTATCTCTGCCTCTACATCAACAGATGGGTCAGCGTCCTTACTGACCATCAGTGCGTAGATGTCTTCCACTACGTTATCTGTTGTCTTCACTTCTATGCTCTTAGCCATACACCGTCCCCTAAATAAACATCTCCATAGTCATCAGCCATGTCACATAAGTCATTAAGCATCATGGCTGAACCGTGTAGCTCAGAATGTATAGCGTCTAATGCTTTCATTGCTGCTTCTGTACTACACTCAAACCACTCGTTCTTGTGTTTAAAACGCTTACGTAGATAATCGTGTACCATACTCTCTGCTACTCTCCTAT